CTATTTAAATATACCCCATGCAGGACCAAATCGTTTACCGTCTTTGGTAGCGCCCGTTGCAACGTAATTACGCTTGCCACTGCCACCAATATATGATACCCAGACATAGCCGTTTGCATCTATAATAACCATGTCGTAGACAAATGACTCGCCACGCTTGTAGACTGCCACGATCTCACCGGACGTGTTAGGTGCACGACGGACATTGATTGCATCTACCGTCACGGTCATGGTGCCTGTCTCATGGTAAGAACGAGAGCCTGCAAGGTTGGGTGCTGACTGTGTTACAGTTCCGGGCGGTGTGATGTAATGCACGACCTGTTGACGATAGCTTGCAGCGCTGTAGTAGTTGCGGACAGGGTAGCGTTTGCCACCGAAATTTTGCTCTAAGATAGTCAATCGGTCACCGTCGACTGCTTCGACCACAACCACATGTCCGTATGGATTGCCTGGTGTCGCGCCCAGGGTCACAATCTGCCCTGCTTTAAATGGACCAGATGTGGATACCGTCCAGCCATTTGCTTGCCAGTTGTATGAGGAGCCGATGTTTTTGGCCGAAATCGTATCGCCAATCGCCCCGCTGACCCAGCCCACACCAGCTCCGAGCCCAACCGTTGCATCTGGACTAATCATTCGCTCGTACCAGCTTGCCAAAGCGTAGCATTCGCCGTTTCCAACTGATATACCAGACCCGACTTGCGCCCGGACATTGTTTAATGCTTCATTTACTGTTGTCATGTGATTACCTCCATAATAAAAAAGAAGGATATTTCTACCCTTCTTTGACTTTTTCACGTAAATATTTGTTAACAAATTTCTCAAATTTGCTGTATAGCTTTTGGAATACTGGGTCATCTGAGATATTTGCTATCCTAACTAAATCAATTGAAATAACTTCTGGAATATCGTAAATAGTATCACCACTTATTTTAATTAAACCTAAATTTGATAATGATACTTTGTATTCTATATTGACTTTATAGGCAAAAGACATCACCGCTTTAATATAACTTTTTCTCAAACTAGTTTCGATTTCTGGAGAATCGATTGAAAGATGTGATTTGAGCTCATGGCATGAGTCAATAAAAGATATAATATCTTCAAAATCTGTAACATTATCAAATTCACCGTCTTTATTTAATATGGCCGTATTAAATCTGAGCAATGGCACAGCTACGCTATTCAATTGTTCGAGTGTAGCAGTGGCTTTCTCATTCAATTCTTTTGCGGCCTCTATTTCTTTCTTTAAATTCAAACCTGTTGCAGAAATCGAAAGTTCTCTGACCTGACTAAAGTTAATAAGTATAAAAATGGTTGTTGCTATAACAAATTGAATAAGTAAGTTTGCTGATCTATTCTCAAAGAAAGAATTAACAAATACGATGACAATTGGAGCCAGTGATAAAACTGTTAGGAATTTCTTGAATTTCATTTCTTGACCTCTTAGAAAAATATATGTCCATATTATTCTAAAAAGTTATACTTTGCAAGTAGTTTCCATGTGCTTTACTAATTCCAAGAAATTAACCATCCGCTTATTATCCTCTTTTCGGCAATAATTTCGAAACTTCTCGACCTCAGCTTTTTTCTCTAACCTTTTCTTAAGAAACGAGATCCAGTACAGATCATCCTCTGAGAATTGAATCTGACTACCATCCTTCAATGACTGACGATATTTTTCCAAAATCTGCACATACTTCTTTCCGTCGGTAAACTTTCCAAGGTATTCAATTAAGTCATTCGCGGTTCTGTCTACATCCATACTATTCCTCCTTCAAATCCGCAAGGTTCATTAGTATACAGGTTACCCCGGCAAGGACAACGGTAGATGCAACAACTGTCCAATTCACTTCCGTCAATAGGGCAGTTGACCCAATGACCCCAAGCGCTGCCTGCGACATCGTTTTAATGACTTTAATACCTAATTTTCTAAACCATTTTTTCATGTCTATTCTCCTTTTTCGATTTTTTCGATTCGGTCACTCATCTGAGATACCTCACCTTTAAGACCACCGATTTCACGGGCCATAGCGCCCATTTCTGCGGTAGTCTTTTCGAGATGATTCATCAAGCGGTCCTCCCGCTTGTTACTTTCTTCCTTGGCCTGCTCATGGAAATCCATGAGCTTAGCTTCTCGCTTGTCGGATGTCTTAATCAGATAGCGGATGACAAAGCCGAATAATAAAATAAACAAAATAGCCCAAGCCACTTGGCTTTGAGCTATTCGTTCTGCGTGTTCGATTGGCATCAATTTACCTCCAGTCTGTTAAATACGGCCATGGTATTTCCGTGTGAGTTTCGTCGCAATCTCCAGTTTATTAGACCTGCAAAATCCTCGGGATTGGTAGACAGACCACCACGATAATTGACTGTATCAATACTTGTTGCTTTGGTAACCGTGTAAAAAGTATTATTAATCCATGTCATGTTGACCATGGACCCAGCAATCTCTTGCGATTGCAATTTAACAACATGTTCGGATTTGGTCTCAAAATAGCAATTATTTATCTCGACATCATAGAGCCCCTTGGTCTCCTCGTGATTTGAGTCATGGAAATACAGAGCTGCATAGCCTGAATTTGTAATAAACTTGCTGTCTTTAAGCAAAATTTTACAATTTCCATACATACCCATGCCAAGTGCTGATCCACCGCCTTCTGTTATCAAAATGCAATTATCAATCGTCAATGTCTTGCTATAAAGATTACTGTCTTCTACGTGCAATGCATATCCACCAGTCGAGCCTTGAGCGCGTTTAATTGTTATGTTCTTCAGGATTCCAACTGAAAACTCCATTGCTGGACGATCGTAGGTGCTATCCGAACATGAGATGATTGTTGTCAACGGATTCTCTCCTTCGATAATCAATGATTTGCCCCACGCTTCTACATGCTCGTTTGTGTAATCTCCCGATTTAACGTAAATTCGGTCCCCGTCCTTGGCATTTGCAACCGCATCTGTCAATGTGGTATAGTCGCCAGTGCCGTCTTGCGCAACGATGGTTTTGGTATCGAGCCTTGATGATGCAAATTCACGGACGATTGCCGAGATTTTAACCATACCTACCAATGATACTGTACTTGCACTCTTAGCTTGTGTTGTCAATATCATATAGACTGCGTTGTTTGGTATCGGCAATGTTTGGTGCTGATATACCACTTCTTTATTTGCATCAGTGATACCGCTAATAAACTGCTTATCTTTATCATAAAACGCAATATGCAGACCTGCTCCTAAAGAGGGAAATGTTCCGCTTAGTGAAACTGTGGAATAATCACTGATGCCGATGTAGTCACTTCGGTTCCAGTCAACGTTCGTTGTGTTGAAAGTCCCTGCTGTTCGGACAAATCCAGGGATCCATTTTATCAAAATATTATTTTGCAATTCTGCTAGATTCATGTTTACCTCCTCGAATTGTTTTCTGATAGCTTCTCCTGCAGATGGATATTGCCGACCACTGTTAGCCACACGAATATCTATCAATTCACTTGGTGCCGTTCCATTCCCAGCGTTAGCGATAAGATTGTTAATCTGACCGCTGACAACACTAATATCTTGAGCTGTTGATTTGTCGGCTAGCTCCATTTTGTCCAGCCGTTCTACCAGAGTATTTGCATAGCCTCTGGCCTTAGCAACTTCCATGTTGGCATTGCCTTCCTTGGTGCCTTCTAACCATGTCCGTTCAAATAGCTGCGCAATGACTTCACGAACATCAGACCCTTTACTTTTGGTTCGGATCCAATCCGTCAGGTATGAAATTTGATGTAGGACATTAGGATCAACATCTTCAAAGTCAGTATAAAATTTGCCACGGTTGCTTGCTTCATCCGCCTGTTTCGTCAAACTCTTAAAATCATATGCCATCCGCATTTCCTCCTTGTGTTTCTTTTAATTTTTCGATAGCTGCTTGAGTTTCAGCAATCTTATTGTCAAAGCTTTGCTTCTTACCTTCCGCAACTTGCTTCTGTACTGTCAAACTAGCAATTAAGTTTGCATCGCTTTCCGAGTCTAGCTGAGCAATCTGTTCTGTCAGAACTTGGATTTCTTGAGCAAAGCTATCAGAGTTGACCTGATACTGAGAAAGTTCCGTCTGCAAAAGTGACATCTGATTGTTGTAATTTGCTTGAGCCTCCAGTTTTGCATTTGCTGCTTGTTGATCAGCCATTACTTTTTCCATGGACTTCGTGGCCTCCTGCTGTTGTAATTGAAATTTTGATAAGGTCATACTGTCAGCACCTACGGTCAAATCTACTGATTCAGGCTGGGTGACATCAATAACCTTTTTAATAATCTGTAATCGCTCTACTCCAGAAAGTGGTGGGTTATCAATCGGATGAGTATTGCCTATCTTGAACTTTTCAAACGAATGATCGATTAAATACAATTCAACAACTGACACAGACCAGGCGGAAATGGCAATTTTTTGATTAGCCATATACTGCTTACCACGTTCTAATAAGATTCTGGCATCCTTGATTTCTGTCCAGTCCATAGGTCTTTGTATGATTCCGAACTGTCTGACCAATTCAGGGTCTTCAATGTAGCTCCTACCACCATTAACGCCATTGATTGTGACACGTTCACGGACAACATATTGGCCTGTTTCTTCATCTTGAGTATCTTTATCCAGGTCAGAACCTAAAGGAACTAATCTAGTGATAAGGTTGCTCAAATCAAGCTCCCTGCGTGCTGTTTCAATGTTGGTACCTAGTTGGATAGGACTAGACATGTCTTGACCGACATCTTTTAGATAATCCAGGTACATACCGTCATCCTCCAAACGTAGTTGGATATAGCCACCCATTCGACCAACAAGATAGGTTTTGATGGTTTCAAAAGTAGTGTCATAACCAATAAAGCGATAGGGCACGTCGGATTGATTTGGAACGGTCACCCGGCCAATTTTGAATTGTTTGTGTGGTTCTACTTGCCTATTATGGACATCAATAATCCGCCTCAAATAGTCTTCGACACCATTATTTGTAACCCTCTGGAAAGTCTGTGTAGAATCCTGAAGATAGCCCAGTACCGACTCACAAACAAAGGTCTTTGCAAATAAACCTGTTGAATCCATGCCTGCATCTGGTTTTAGGACACGGCCATAAAATTCAACTTCTTTGTCGTATTTGTTGACGATTTTAACCAAACCAGTGATAGGCTCAATCTGATTATAAAGCGGATGGTCATACATGAGTTCAAACTCAAATGTACCAATATCAGACAAAGACTGTTCCAAACGTCCAGCCGATACTTTATCACCGTCTAACTGAGTTTCATGCAATAAAGTTCCCACTTTGTCTGCGTGATTTTTGTAGTAGATAATCCGGTAGCCAAGTTCAATCATCCCATGACCTCTTTCTGATAATGAAATTGAATTGTCCCAGTACCTTCTACACGAACATCATTGACACCAGGACGTAGGGACAAGTAGTAGTCTTGTTTGCTACCAGCTTCGAAAATGACCGGTTCTTCATCGTTAACCTTTACTGAAAATCGACTATCTACAGTAATTTTAGGTTTAACAGCCATTGAGCCAGCGTTGAAAAGAGGAAAATCCAGAGAGCCATTCACGATGTACTTGGTATAATTTGCTACATCATCATCAAAATCAAAAACATCCCAAAGATCATCAAAATAATTCGTGTGACTTATCATGTACGGGTAACAATCGAATACAATTGTCACTGTAAGCTGATTGAACTGCTCACCGTTCTCTACTTCAACGGATTTGCACTTACCAAGCCAATAATAATTGGCATCATGCGTGTCATAGAGTTTGTTTCGTGGATGTACCATAAGCTTCTGCTTGATGTTTCGTTCTACAATCTTACGTTGACTATATGGTGTGTTAAACAACATGAAAACATACTCAATTTCACGATTTTCAAAGACCCGTGACCCCAATAAAGCAGAAAAATCAAGAACCCCCTGCTTAAATGGGAGGTTCTTGAGAATTTCTTTTTCATCTGGAGTTGGGGCATTGCGTTCCATCAAATATAACTTTTCATTCTTGGAGTTAAACCCCATGAATTGAATGTATTCATTGATTTCTAAGTTGCCCATGAAGTTCTACTCCTTAACTGTGTATTTTGACCGAGGTTGCGGTCAACTTTTCGACTGATAACTTTGCCATCCAGATATGTGTTTCCACTTCTGCGGACTTCGTCAATCAGTTCATCAAACTTCTTGATCAAGCGTTGCTGACTGGCCACATTGTCAATGCTGTGCTGGACACTTTGAGGATTATGTGACACAGTGACACTGTTCATCAAGTTAGCTGCCATGTTTGGCAAATCAAATGAACCATCAAGCCCGGTCTGTACCAATTCTGACAATTGACCAGCCATACTTGATACATTGCTTTTGACTTCCTGCCAGCCTGAGCTGATACCACGGTTCAAACCAAACATGATGGCCAGACCATTATCAACCAAAAGACGTTTATCATAAGAAATTGGACCCTTGTTTCTCTTGATCCACTCAGCCATGCTCGATACACTAGCTGTGATTTGTGCCCATCCTGCATCAATCCCTGACTTCAAACCAGCCATTAGGGCCGTACCGTTAGAGTACAGGTTGACACCAGAACCAACATTTCTCAAAGAACTGTTCATGTTATTAACAGTGTTTTGAGTAGATGACACCATTTGTTGCCCGGCAGATTGCCAAGCTGAAACCATTTGGCTTCCACCATTGCGTACTGCGGACACAATAGCCGTCATTCCATTCAAAACAGCTGATTTCATCTGATTCATAGTGGATTGGGTAATGGACACCATTTGGGTCCCTGCGGATCTGATTGCAGTTGCCATCTGGTTCCCACCATTCCGAACTGCTGAAGCACTAGCAGTCATTCCATTTAGTACAACTGATTTCACTTGTGACATTGATGCCTGCATTGCTGTAGTCATTTGAATACCCGCTGTGCGGATCGCTGTTGACATCTGCATACCCGCGTTAGAGATTGCCGCTGTTGCACCAGCCATTGAAGACATGATACCAGCACCTAGTGCCGTTACCTGACCCAGTGCCTGACTAGATGCTGAACCTAACCGTTGCATGGCATTTCCTGCTGCATTGGCTTGACCGTTAAAGGTTGCAAGCCCTGCACTTGCTACAGATGCAGATGGTCCAATGGTCATGAGCATGGAAGCAAATTGTGTAATAGTTGCACCAATCGCCATCAAGCTAGTTAATGAAGACTGGGCACTGGTTGCAAAGGTCATCATAGCAGTGCCAGCCATAGTCATCATAGCTGGTAACGTTCCAAGGCTAGCTGATAGGGTTGTAAGGGCAGTTGGTAACATTTGAATAGCTACGCTAGCCATCCGAGCTGATGTCGCCATCGTTTGCATGCCCATTCCTGCCGCTTGAAGTCCAGGACCAGCAGAACCTATTCCAGAGGCTACAATAGCAGTCAATCCAACTGCTACTGCTGCAAGTGATGCACCCATATCTATGATGTTTAGACTTGTTACTTTACTGATACCACTAGCCAAACGTTGGAACCCAGTTCCTGCGTTTAAGGCAGCATTACCGATTGAGTCAAAGACTCCAGCTACTGAGTCTAAAATCCCTGATACCGCTGAACCAAATGACTCAATAATCCCTTGGGCACCACTAAACACCGTTTCAAGTGTACCGTTGAATGTTTCCAATGCTCCTGAAAGACTATCAATGATTGGTGGAATAACTGACGCTAAGTCGGTAAAAGCATTGATTATATTTGGTAGTTGAGAAACTACCGCCGTCACCATTTGGGTTATAGATGGAATAAATGGAGCCAATGCCTGCACAATTTGGACAATTGCATTTGACACAATTGCAGCAAGTTGGTTAAAAGCGCTCATAATAGCTGGCAATATCGGAGTGACCGCCTGAACAATTTGCACTGCTGCTTGAGAAATTACCGTAACAACTTGAACAAAAGTAGAGCTAATAATAGCAATAATCGGTGTAAGTGCAGTAAGAATTTGGGCAACGCCTCCTGTAATTGCTGAAACAATCCCCGCAATTGCCCCACCAACTGCGGTTGCCACCATTGAAAATGCCGTACCAAATGCCACAACTAACGGTGAGAGCATCGACAATGCGGAAGCTATTGTTGTCATAACTGGGGCAAGAGAAACTAAGGCAGCAACAAAGGCTTGAAGTGTTCCTCCTACTAATTGAACGAAAATATCAGCTAATCCTTTCAAGAACGGAAGTACCATTCCCTGAACAGCACTTAATGCCACTAATGCAGCAGTTACCGCTGCAAGCCCCATCGCAAACGAAGCAACTCCGACTGGATTAAGCATAGAAATAGCTCTAGCTATCCCTTGGAATACAGTTGAAATAGCTGACCCAATCCCCTTGAAGATTGAAGCAATACCCTTTCCTAGTCCGGTAAAAGTATTCTTTACTGCAGTTCCTGCCGATTTTGCCATTTTAGATAGACCAGCGAACGGATTTGGTATTTTCGGAGCTGTCGGCTTGAATTTACTAAAAGGATTTGGAATCTTAACATCTTTAAGTTTTTTTAGTGCCACGATTGTAAGTCCAATAGCGCCAATAAGCGGGGTAAATGCTCCAATATTCAACTTACTTAATGCTTGCTTGATGAAATCAAGCGCTGGCTGTACTTTTGTTTTTAATTCGTTAAATTTAGCAACTACGGCACTGATAGCGCTATTTACAATGTTGCGGAATGTTTCAGAATGCTTATAGGCATAAACTAGACCCGCAACTAGGGCGGCGATTGCTACAATAGCAAGACCCCATGGGTTAGAGAGGACGGCGCTTATTCCTTGGAAGGTAGCTTTTAGTGTACCAATACCCTTCATAATTCCGGACAAAGCCAGTAAGACAGGTCCAGCACCGACGGCAATCAAGGCAACCCATTTTTGCCATGGTGCAAGCGGTAGATTGTCCCAGATAGTCTTGACCACATTGCCAACATTTTTAGCAAAGTTCTGAACCGTTGTCTTGAGGTTCGTCATCAACTGGGCAACATCTGCTTCAGGATCACCAAGACCTGCCACAAAGTTCTGGAATGCGCCTTTCATAGCATCCAAGGAACCAGCAACGGTCTTTTCTGACTCTTTGAGGAAGTTCCCGTCATATTGCTTGGTGCGGTCCATGAACATCTGCATGGCAAGTTCTGCTTTTTCGGCATTGCTTGCCGTTTCCCACTTGAAGTTGAGACCTTTTTCAAGGGCATAGGCTTCAAGGGTTGTCGCATTCATGGCAACACCAAGGTTATCCATCATTGTGAAGTTGCCTTTGGCTGCGCCTGCTACGGATTCCATAGCCATGTTCATGTCAACACCCATAACGGATGCCACGTCTGCTGCACGTTTCATGGCTTTCGAAGTCATATCAAGGGCTTTTTGTTGCTCCACTCCTGAACCTTGAAAGAGGGAACCCATTTTATTAGCTGTAGCCATGTAATCCGATGCAGAGAGCCCCATGGTCTGGTAAGCACTCTTGGCATCATTTTGAACACTCTTGGCAAACTGACCGAAGACAGCTTCTGTACCACCCAGGTTCTGCTCAAGACTTGCATAGCCTTTTACAACTGCCCCAATACCTGCAAGGGCTGGAGCAGTTAAACCAGCCGAAAGTGCCAGACCTGCCGTCTGGAATCCATTTGCGACATTCTCAAAGGTTCGGTTTGATTTACTTTGGAAACTCTCGAAAACAGATTGAGCTTCCTTGATTCCGCTTGTAAAATTCGAAACATTGGCCTTTAAGACCGCTGTTACATCAAATGCCATTAACTAACCCCTCCTTTCTCTAGGTATTCGTTCATCAAACGGTTTAATTCTGCCATTCGGTCAAGTTTGCGTCTTCGCTCTGTTGGCTGGAAGAGATTTTGGATTTCCGTATCATAGTCAAAGAAATCATTAAAATCTTCATAAGCAGAACGAATGTTCTTTCCACTGCCTTTGGTAGCTTTAGCAGCCTGACTATACCAGGCATTCTTGGCCATCAAATGCAGTTGATCTACTGTCTTGATTTCAAATGCCTTTTGATATGCCCAAAACTGTTCGATGGTTGTGTTGTAGGCTTGTTGATAAGTCAGCCCAGCTCTTGCAATCAGTATGGAGATACAGTCTGCGTAGGTGTAATGGTATCTGTTGTCTGTGTTGCTTGCTCCACTACTGTCATCTGTGGTTGTGGTTGTGCTGGTGCTTGAACTTGTGGAGCCTGGTCTCCTTGAACCTTCATAGCGAATGCCAGGATTGGTGATTTTTTTACTTCTTCTAAAACGCTTGTGAAGACTTGTTCGATGCGACCTTCGATAATCAGCTGTGTCAAATAGGCTTCCAGCTCTTCGTTGCTAGGCTTTTGAGGTGCCTCAGCAGTCGCAGCCTTAATCAAATCATAGAATGCCAATGGATCACCAAGGAACTGACCAACATTGAAAAGAGCCATTGCGCCATAACCAGTCTTCATGCCTTCAAATTCTGCGGGCTTACGCTTGTTCATTTCAGCAAGAAAGCCTAAACCAAATTTAAGTTCATAGTTTTTTCCGTTAATTGTTAAAATCATATTTTGTTACTCCTTAATAAAAAAGGGGCGGATGTACCGCCCGTTTCAAAATTAAACTGATGTTACTTTAGCCAAAGTTTGGTAAGCGTATTGTGCCGCTTTGACCGCTACTTCTTGCGATTCAGTCAAGGTGTCTTTGTTATCAAATAGTCCTTTACCGTCAACTGCGTATGAGTAGCTCAATTCAACCTTGCCATCTGCTGGAGAAGTTAGTTCGAAGCTGGTGAATTTTCCTTGGAAATAATCTACCAGGTATTCTGTTTTCTGAGTTTCCTCATTCTTCTTACCTGAATTGATATCTACGTTCCAAACTTCAACAGTTTCGCCATCCAAAAACCATTGACGCATTTGTTTCCACATTTCAATCGTTTCTGGATTTGTATCGCGGTATGCAAGGGCTGAAAAATCAAGTGTATTCTCACCGTCTGCAGTACTGTTCACAATACCATCTACAGTTGTCTGTGAGTCAGTTTCTTTTTCCATGCTGAGTGTCATTTCAGTCATAAAGCGGATGCGGTCAGCATCTACTTTTGCACTGTCTTTCAGCAAACGAAAAAAGGAAAGAAAATCTTTCCCGTTAATTACTTCAATAGGCATATTTTAAATTCCTTTCTGGTTGTAAGAAAATGAGATATCCAGCACCCTGTGAATGAGTGGCTGGACATCTGTGTTATCTGGTGCGTCTTTCTGATTACAAGATACAAAGTTAATTGCGTAATCATAAGCCGCACGGGATGTTCTCAGCGAGTTTAAAAGCAAGCTGGTCAAATTATCTAACTCTGACCTTTGCGTTCGTGTAGCGTAAATGTGAACCGTCTGAGTGGCATTACCGAATAGGTCAAAGTTCGTTTCATCGGTATTGGAACTTTCACCAACATAGATGAACGGGTACTGGGTTCCGGCATCTGGCAGATAGTCAAATGTTCTGTCCGTCACTTTTTGACCTTCAGCGAATACATGCCGAAAAATAGCGTGATTTGGTGTCAATCTTTAAAAGCTCCTTTCATAACATCTGTCATATCCTGTTTGAATTTTGGTTCTACTTCTCTGATTGCTGGGCGTAAGTGAGGAGTGCCTTCCTGGAACCGTGTACCGTATTCTTGGTAACCAGCATAAGCCGCTTCATCGTCAACATGTCCTTCAAGCGGTCCATGATAGGATGTTTTGATTTGAGATTTTAGGTATCCTCCATTTACTGCTGCAACCGGGGCTTTATCTTGAGCAGTAGTTTTTAATTTTTCTGTATTATTTTTTACAGCTTTGCTAGCACCATCAAGAACTTTTGACCCAGCCCCCTTGATTACCATGGTCAGCTGTTCTACACCCTGCCAATCAATCTTCATTCCTCCTGCCATCTAACCACCTACTTTCTTGAGCCGAATAGCTCCCTTGATTGGTGCATCAATAGCGTCCAATGGTTCGTACCTACTGCCGTCATAGATAGCGTATTGGAATGGTTCTTGCTCTTGCTGGAACCGGCAAATCATAATCTTTTCAGACCGACTGCCATATTCTTCAAAGACCTTTGCTTGTGAAATGAAGTTCACCAAACAAGGTACAAGAGTTTCTGTTCCTGGAGTTTCGTCATAACTATCCGTTGCTGGATTGTATTTGGATACAGTTCCACCACGGAAAAGAGCAATGCGGTGAGGTGTCTTCATAGGAACATCACCTTACCCTTCTGTCGTTGGGAACCGTCCAAACCAAAATCCTTATTCAAAATAGCCATGTAAGGCTTGAAGAGGTTGTCCCATTCCTGATAGGTGACCGAATAGCCGTCAACCGTTTCAGATGTGACCCCTTCAGAACCTTTGCGACCGTATAGCTTATAGACCACATTCTCAATCATGAAGTGATACTTGCTGTCAACGATTGAGGAGGATGTTAGTAGTTTGAAATAACCTTCTGCATCTTCAATCAAATCTTCAAGTAGTTCATCTTCTGCTGTGTCATCGGCTGGAATACCCAACCGACGTTTGATTTTTGCAAGTTGGGTGCTGTCCATGACTAAGCTCCTTTCAAGAGTTCTAATAGCTCCGCTTTTTTAGCACGGGAGCTGTACTTGATACCAAGATCATCAAGCGCAGCCTTGATTTCGTCAATAGTCGGATCTTCAACTGTTACTTCTTCTACCTCAACTGTTTCTTTCTCATCTGGTTGAGTCGGAACTTCATCAACTGCGACAATAGCCCCTTTCTCCACTAGCTCATCAAGTCGCTCCTGGGATACGACAAGTCCAGGACGTGGGTAGATAGCCCCTGCATAGTAGCAAAAATCATCATCCTGCAAATCACGGATAGCTTTAGTTGTTTTATAGGTCATGACCTACCTCCTTTAGACACCTACTGGTTGGATAGCAGCAAAGGCTTCATCGTTTGGAATAGCCACGGCAATTTCAAAGATAGCACGTAGTGCCTGCATGTCTTGCTCGAACAAGTGAACATCACCAGAATCAAGAGTACCGTCATTTTGGACTTTAGACAATGTAGCCTGGTCAGCGATTTTCAGACGGAGGTTAGTTCCGTTTGGAATACCATAGACAAGGCCATTGAAGTTACCAGTGATCAACGTACCTGCTGGGTAGGTCTGACCATCTTGCAACTGCAATTGTGCGTAAGGCAGACCGTCAAGCTCCCCAGTAGCATTTGGATTAGCTGGCTTTTCAAAGACATGTTGACCACCGTTGACATCGTCACGGATTGAACGAAGGATACGGTTAATTGTACGGTGACCAACAAAGGCATTAGGGTCCTTGTCTGACTTATCTTCCACATCGTAGATGCTGTCCAATGTAATGTCACCAGAAACTACATTGCCTGCTTTCTTAGCAGCTGCAAGGACGTTAGCGCCAAATGGGTTGTTGTGCAAACCAAGGAAGGCAGCACCATCAATTTTCTTGTTGAAGAGGTCAACAATTTTATCCTTGATGCTGTCAAAGTAATCTGTCCAAGTGTAGTTGAGCACTTCTTCCGTTACTGGAAGGATAACTGCGATTTTACGAGCTTCCAAGATGTAGGATTTGCTTTGAACCTTTGCAGTGCCGATTTTTTGACCTTCACCTACAAAGTATGCGTCAGTCAATTGACCAATTTCAACACCCTTACGGACCATCTTGCCATCCATCTCCACTTTTTGACCAAGCTGGACAACTTTTGAGGTCTTAACAAGGGAATCTGTAAATAGGTCTGTGATAAGTTCTGAAGTAATTTCTTTTCCGAGTGTTTCAGAAAGTAGGACTGTGTCTGGATTAAATTTTTGAGCCATATTGCTCTCCTTTCATGTTTAGAAATTTGTGATTTTTGCGCTGGCAAACTTATCCTTACCACCTTTAGAGCGATCATCCGTTCCACCGCTTGTGATTGGGGCACTGGACTTAGCTTCTTCACGCTTTCTGATATTGAGGATATTTGCCATGTTCGTGACTGCCAACTTAGTTGCTTCTTCATCATCTTTGACAACAAAAGCAAGCGTTGACTCATTGACTGGGACACCCTGCTTTTCAAGTTCCTTGATAGCGATGTCCTGCATTTGACGGTGGGCAATTTGAGCTTTTAGGGTTGCGTTTTCTTCCTGAATGGCTTGGAGAGCTTCCTGCTTTTCCTTCTCTTTCAAGGCTTGCAACTCTTCGTCACTCATTTTTGCCTTTGCAACTGCGTCCTCAATCTGCTTTTGAACATCAGTTTTCACTTGAGCAAGCTCCATCTGATGCTTCTCTTCGGCCAATTTCAAACGACGTTGCATTTCAGCAAGTGATACTGTCTTTTCAGGTTCCTGCGGATTGCTAGCCTGTTCCTCTGGAGCTTGTTCCGGATCAACTGCTGGATTTTTTTGTTCTTCTGCCATGTTTTGGCTCCTTTCTTTTACGCTTTAACGTGCAACCTCCACGAACTCATGCAAGGATTAACGTCACTAGCACGGTTTGGACAAAAAGAAAACTGGTCAATTTCGACCAGTTTTTAGTATTTTCAAGTAATTTTGAGTAGTCTATTCCTACCAGTCAAAATATGGAACACCTCCTATTCTGCGATTTCATAAGTTTCGGCAAAGATACCTGGTTTGCACGGATAAAACTCGCCTTGCACGCCCTTGATGATAAAATCGCCCTCAATCGCCGTCATTATCCCTTCTAAAGTGGGAATTTTAAGTACAGGCATTGATGGGATTTCGTAATCAATATTAACAGGGTCTAACCCCAACTCAGAAAGATTAGCCAATGTTTCTGGGTTGTCAAAAAATTGAATTGCTTCAATCACTACTGGTTTTTTACGGTATTTCACACTTATCTCCTTCTTCTAGACAAAAGAAAAAGCCGTATTACTACGACTTTGATTTATTTACGGCTGAAAAACCTTTTTTTCTTGGCTTTCTTTAAGTCTTTAACGTCAACTTCAAGGATTTTCTGATAGGTTTCTACTTCGTCAAAGCGGAAATTGATAGCTTCAGCATTACGTGAGTTAATTGAGTTAAGCTCTTCAATCAATCCTGTATGACGTTTGACAGCTTCAGTTAGTAAGATGTTTTCTGCGGTCAACTGTGCCACTTTGTTTTCAAGTTTTGCAATTCGTGACCATTTTTTCTTAATACGTTTATTCATGTTTCCTCCTGTTTTTGGGTACAAAAAAAGCACTTAGACTTCTCTAGGTGCTTATGTGTGAACAACTATACCATCTTCGGTTTCTTCTGACATCGTCTGCATATAATCTTGAAATTCTTTAACAGCCCATTCAGGGGCATCCGGACTTAATTCAGTACCATTGTCCCCATCTATCCAATATTTATATCCTTTAGGTGCGGTCAGCATTTTTCAGTACCTCCTTCGCCTTTCTTTCAAAAATCACTCTAAAATCATTTGCGATTTCCCTTGGTGTTTCACCATAGGCTTCAGCAAATAACTCAGCGAATGTTTCTGTGTTACTACGTTGCTGCTTGTAATATTCACGAGCATATCCGCCCGTTAATTTACCAACTTCTGAAACTCTATATTTTTCAGGATTTGATTTTTCCATTTCCCTGAAGACATCATCAGAAAATTGATTTGACATCAGTTTAGATAATTGAAAATCAATATGATGCCCAAATTCATGTATCATGATGTGTTCCGGAGAACTATTCTTAGAAAACCAACCTGATTTTATATTATATTCAACAGTATCTTTCAAAATATCTGCATTCAGGAACTTGCTAACGTTTATTCCGAACTCTACTGGAGTATTTGAACTTGCATAACGTGAATACCAAGCAATAGCCTGACCTGCTTTTGATTTTGTAATCGCTCTGACTTGAGGAATCTTTTCAGGAAGAGCTGTGTAGATTTTCTCGAAAGATTTTAAGATGGAGTATGTTTGTTCCAGTGCGAGTTGCGGCAACTTTGTCCTACTCGTTTCACTGATAGACATTCCAAACTCATCTGAAAGTCTTTGAATAAGTTCTGCCCTGTCCAAAGTTTCTTCAAAAACATAACGATTGAAGAAACCATCCTCTTCATCTTTAATTTTATCACTTTCATCACTGAAATCAAGCAATTTTTGGTCTTCTTCGACTATTTGTTTCTGACCCGCTTTCTTAGCTTCAGCAGTTTCGTCCTCTCCCCAAACACCATTCGGAGCTTCACGATCAAGTGTACTGCCTCCAGCTTTATAGTCCATTTTGATATGGCCATAACTAGAACACCGACAGTTGGGGTGCATGGGGTACATATTGACACCTTTTTCTACGTCCTCAATCGGAATAGCCTTTCCGTCTAGGGCTTGGCAGACTTCACATGCTCCAGGTTCTGCTACATAAATTAAATGAGTAAAGTCATTCTCCTTGAGCATAGCCAATTGCGTGTCAGCGTTAATCCGTGCTATCTCAGTCTTTAACAACCGTTTAGCGTTCTGTTCACTGGTGCCGTATTTTTTGGCCAGGCGCTTCATTTCCTGCTTGTAACCCATCATGTCTGTAAAGATACGGTTCAGCGAACCAAACACCTCTCTCTGAAGCGTGGCACGAAGTCCAAGACCGCCCCATACTCTAGCAGAAAATTTCTGACCGTAGAAATCAGCGTCTAAAATCGCCTGCATGCGCTTTTTCGCTCCGCTGGATGAAATACCCAAAATGCCTGCTTGACGCTTGTATTCAGCCAGATATTCGTCTGTCCGTGCCTTATCAAAGACCTCGTTAACCTCAGCGGTCAAATTTTGGATTTCAAGAGTTAGTTCAGCCCTCAAAAGTTCCAGTCTGCTGACTTTCATCTTGAGGTTATAGACTTTTAGCCATTCATTGGTTGCATGGCTAAAATCTTTTTCTTTGACAGCCTTGGCAGCCTTATCAGCAAACTTTGTAACATCCATTTCGGATGCTTTTTTCATAGCTTCCTGCTTGGTCAGACCTTCCTTGCTGGCATATCGCATGTAAAAGCCATCAATTTCCCTTTGCATACGGTCAAATGACTCTTGATAGATTTGAGCCAGCAACTTGTCACGGTCCAGATCTCGCTTCATCAGCTCAGCTTGAGCTTTTCGCTCCGCATTGTACCGCTGATTATTCCTTATCTGCTTGTCCGACATCCGCATCACCTACAATCTGGTTGATTTCTGCATCACTTGCACCGCCCTCTTTCAAAAGACGGCTTTTTTCTTTGCGGGCATCCGTGAAACTTGCGGATTCCATGAGGGTTTCTTGTGAAATGTCCATTCCGGAATTGATAGCAGATTGAATTTCTGCCCAAACATCTGTCGGTAGGTTCTCATGGAAAGTGAATGTCAGCAAGTTTGCGTCAACTGCTTCAAATCCCTTCAGATTTTCAGACAAAGATTGTAGTAGCTTGTATCTGCGTTTCAAAGCTTTGATGAAGAACCCACGTTTGACTGATGTAACCTGTTGCAAATCAACCAGCTTATAACGAATAGCAATCCCAGATGTTGCTGAGAACGTAGCGTCATCTTGTAAGTTAGGTAAACCAACAATCCGGAAGAAATCTTTGATAAGTCTGGACTTATAAGCTTCTACACCGCTCACATCATATTGCTTGTAGATATAACCAGCTTCAAGGCTTGTCTGCTGACCATTGTGACCTATCCCGCTTTCAAGTACCAGCATGTTGGCCTGCTTCATTTTCATAATATCTGAGGCATTCATCCCTGTACTCTCTACATCCCCTTTGATGACCAGCATGGCATCATTGAGATCTGACATGTAGTTAGCCGTGTCACTTTCTGCTGCATCATAAGCGTCAACGATTGGAATACCTTTTTCCCAATCTCCCAACCGCTCACGGTTGTTTTGCCATTCGACTACTGGCACCATGTTGAAAGGATTTGGTTTGCGATCAGATTCTTTCCAATCATTATCATAGCTGACAATCTCCCTATCCGTGTAAACCGTAACAAACAGTTTACCGTTGTAAATCGGACAATGGACAGCAGCAATAATCTCTTTTCTGACATCTGCACTTCTGATAGTGAACATTTCCTTAGCGTCAATCAAGACCACGGCTGGTTGCTCAAATTCATCAAAGTAGTGTAATTCAAAAGCCCGTCCAAATCGTGAAGCATCATAAACCAATTCACGATTGAGGGCTTCAATGTCATTGTAGCTATTGAAATTATCAACACTTGTCAAATCCAAGTCAATTTCTGTTGATCCAATTGAAATCGGCTGACCAACCGTGTACCCAGTAAAGAAACGGCTAGCTTGACCGCCCAGGTCATGCCTAATTCTATAGTCAGCCTTTTCAGGTTCGAGCCGTTTTCGACCATTCAAAATAGTATAGTTATTACCGTTTGAATAGCTTTCCAGTATCTGCAGTCGTTCAATTTGATCACCAAAAAAGCCGGCAACCATTTTCTTCAGGTCCTCTGGTTCCTTATCCTTTTCAATCAATTTTTCTGCAGAATGGAACATAAAATGGACGTTAGCCTTATCTGAGAACTGCAAAAAGTCCTCTCGTTTTTCAAGTGTTGCCGGTTCCATATCCCGCTCAAACTGATAGGACCTTGGAATGTATTGACCTTCTTGCAGAATATCATCTGCATGGTGTGTAGTTTCTGTCATGTCATCTCCTCATCAATCTATTGATTGTCTTGATTTTACTTTCAACGTTTTGCTTATCTTTGACAAAAATAAGATTTTGCAAAGCATAGCGTATAGCATCAATACAGTGGTTATAGCTGTCACATGGCTTATTGATGTATTCATTTGTACGTTTGTCTTTCTGCCAGGTATAATTTTCTAATTCTTCAATAGTTTTGACACACCTTTCATCAACAATAATGTCAAACTGCTGCATGAATTGGACACCTTGCAAAACGGAACCTTTGCCTTTGTCAACGGGAATAGCCCTGCGTAATCCCAAAGTTTGAAGCTCTGCGATAGACTTCTGTTCCGCTGAGTCAGCCATAATGACTTCTTTGGAATAGCCAAGACTGGTGACTGCTTCAGCTATCTGATTATTCAGCAAACCTTTTCTGACATACTCTTCCAAGATATAGATTTTCTTGTTTTCCCTGTCCACTTTGACATGCATGAATGCTGATGGGTCATTGGCAAAACCAAAGTCCAGGCCAAAATAGGACGGCAAGTGTGCCAGCTTGTCCTTATTGAGTAGCCTTTTTTCATACTTAGGAAAAATCAACTTGTCCAAGGTTGCAAACTCGCCCAGGGCATAGATTTTGTAATAAGCTTCATTCCTGTTGGCAAGCTCCTCAATGTTCTCCCTTGTCACATCATCCAAGAAACGATTGTCTTTGTAGGTTGTTTGGTAGATAACTGTGTTTTTGGGACGCTTAACAAAAAACGCATTAAAAACCCAATTCACTTTAGAAACTGGGTTGAACATGAGATAAATTTGTTTTTGTTTGTGCTTGCGATCACGCAAACGAAGTGTAAGCTGGGTATAATCGTCCAATGTGAACTCAGACGCTTCTTCCATGACCACATCTGAGATACCTTTGATAGACTTGATTTTCTCTGGGTTATCCAACCCCTTGAAAATAAATTGAGCACCGTTTGGCAGCTCAATCCGATAAGCTGAATTATTAACCTTGCACTTATCCAACAAGTCCCAGGCATCTAAGCACTGTTTGACATCTTCAAAGATTGAGTCATAGACCGTTGAACCAACCTTGCGTAGAAACAGAACCTTGCGAGGATGTTTCCAGTCTTTGCAAGCCTTGTAAACAACCTTCTGAATAACACCGTGACTTTTGCCGGAAGAGGCACCGCCATAGTGAATTTCAGTAAAGGTGTTATAATCTTCAAGCTTGTCATAGATATGCTTGTTGAAGACCCTACTAGGATACGGGACTGATATTTGAATACTTAGCTTTGGTCTAGTCTTCGTCAGCATCCCATTCACCTACCCTGATTTCAATCGTTCGTTGAGTGATTTCTTGCTTATCAACAAATAGACCATAACGCTTACCGAGATCAACGGCAGCACTTTTCCTAGTTGAAACGCTAGGCTTTGCCATGACCATCCGCTGAGTACCCTCACCGTCCAAGATAAGCAAAGGCTCCGTGACCTCTCCACGCATAACGGAAGTAAGGAACTCTAGGACTTCCTGCTGATCAGCAACCCGTTCAGACTGCAACTTTTCCAGCTGTTCGTCTATATAGGCTTTGACCATAGCATTTGATAGCAATCTACTACCATTTGCTTGAGCAACTGCATCCTTCTTAACATTCGGATAGGCTTTTTTATAGGCCCTTGTAGCGTTCAAACTTATAATGTACTCATCAGCAAAAATCTTCTGTTTTTCGGTCATCCCATGTCCATCACCTCCGTTCCTCAATAAAATAAAAACCCACACTTCATTGTGTGGGAAAAATATAGGAGAAAGACCCCTAGCGGAATCAAACCGTCCAGCTTATAACTTACCTAGGATATAAGTAGCTGTGCAATCTTGCAGGGCCTAGTCGCATCCGCAACCATTTCAAAGTTAATGAGTGATATATGAATTCTCGTCCAACGACTTACCCCATTCTGGGACACAAACACTCAAAGGGAACGACAGGAATCCAACCTGCCTACATCACAAAGATGCGTTGCGCAGACTCTCGTTCCCACAACCGGTAAGGCTTACTGCCTTACCCTTATTTCTTGATGATACTATAATAGCACGATTGTTTGACCAGTGCGCTACAGACTAGTTCACTTTAGTTCACTTTTGTCAATTACAGCACCTAGTTCACGGATTGCATCTTTCTTCTTTTTGTAGAAAGTAGTCTTGCTGCATTGTAAAAACTCAATCATATCATATACGCTTGCTTTCTGAATATACACCATCCTTAGAATTGTTCGACTTGCAGGTTTTGGCATTTTATCAATCAGCCTACTCAATTCAATTCTGCGTTTGATAGCTTCTTCAGTAGCATCTTTCATATACTCTTTCAAGGAATCTTGCATGCTAAAAATATCAATGTAACGTTCATCTAATTGAATCTTCTGACCCCCTTGAACCTTATTCACGTTCATTTTAGGACTAGAAAGTAAACTAGCTTCAAGATTAGCAAGCTCATCAATTCGATTCTGTATCTCTTCATCCAAATTTTGTAGTTCATCAAGTAACTCTTTAGCCTTGTTCACTCTCTGTCTCCTTTGTGGTATAATATTGATAGCGAAAACCACAGCCTGGGCAGAGAGTGCCTTGGCTTTTTTTGTTTTAGTATTGATTCAGAATGCTTACTACTTCATCGAACGGCAAGCGTACCTTAATTGTTTTTTCCTCATAGGATAAAAATGGTTTGGGTATTTTGAGAATTAATACAGTAATATAGCTGTTCTCACTACGAATACCCTCAATACTATCTATCATTTTTTTACATAACGCAACCGAGCCAAGTTTCACAAACCTTGGCATTTCCTTCCTAACCAATCTATTTCTTCCTGAGTACGGATACTTCTTAGGTTTCATTACTTCTCCAATCATAATTTAAATGTATCAGCAACAATTTGACGCCCGAAATCTTTAGCTATTAAATCGGTTTGACTCATAAGTTTATTATCAAAATTAACAAGCGGATTGAGAAGGTCTTGTCTTAAAGCCGGTCTAATACTAACTTGTTTGACTGGCCTATTCTTTGTGTAAAGGGGAATCACTACTTCGTGTCCATTTGCTATAGCTTCCAAATCTCCATCAGTAAGATAGATTTCAAGTTTTTGATCACTACACTTAATTGCTTCCAGTTTTTCCATTAACAACCTCCTGAGCACCCAGAATTGATAAAGTCTTTAAAGTTTTCAAGTTCTTCAACAACATCATCCAGCACCTTTTTCTCTTGTCTAATATCCTTCTCCGAAGCACCTTCACGCTTGATATAATGTTCCAAAGCGTGCTTCATGATATGCAATCTCACATATTCGCTTGCCATTATTCCTCCTTCAACAAAAGTTTCTCTAGTCTATCAAATTCTTTTTGAGTAACAGAGACATGGTTTGAACCATTTGGGAAAGGAGTTCTAAATTCTAGTTCATTAAAACCATACGATAACCTAGCTATTTCATTTACATTTACGATTAAATCCCACTCGGTACCGTCTGATATGTAAGTTATTTTTATAAATTTATTTTTCACTGCTCCATCTCCATTTTTTAATACAGTCAATCGCTTCCTGTTTATTCATTGTTTCCGTCCTTTCAAATAATCAGGGATTGGGTCGCCAACCTTAATTGCCTCATACTGTTCTTTGGTAACTAAGAACTTACCGTAGGCATGAGCTGTAACCGTGTAGCGTCCCTCTATGATTTCCTTGTCTGTGATTTGCCCGAACATCTCAACTCCAGCGCTATCAACCTTGTGAATAATAACCATTTCACGTTCTTCTAGTCTTTTCACTTGTTCGCGCAATACTTTGACTTCTGTCACTGCTGCAAACAAAACGATGACCAAACACAGAGTCACTAAGATCAATGGATCATTTTCTTTCATTTGCTTCCTCCTTACCTTACACCGTGCTTTTCTAGTTGGTCGTTTTTGGTTCCTGCGTCAACAAAGTACGAGCCAATCAAAATAGCATCTGCTTCATCATCTTTCACTGCCTTTTTGAAATTTTCGGCCACTTTTGCCACTGATTGAACCTTCATTGATTTCTTGCTGCGATCCTTATAGCTAAACTTCCAATGTTTTCGCCATGTCGATACATTGACAAAAACTACCTGGTCCGCAATCAATCTCCCTAGAATGAGACCGGTCACGATACCGATGCTCATCATAGATTGTTGGTTTGGTCCCATGACATTGTTTTTTTCGACAATGATTGTCTCAAATGGGCAGTCGAATTTTTGTAAAGCCCGCGACTGGATGGCTCGTAACTCGCTGGCCATATAGCGACCACGTTCAAAGTATGATTTGCTTTTGTGCTTCAAGACACCGCTCTGGACAAGGTCTGAGCCACGGAAAATGGCCCAACCTGTCCCAGCAGTTGAAATATCTAGTGACAATGTTAGATTGCTCAACTCAATTCACCTCTCAATCCGCAGAGATCAAAAAGATTTCGCTTGTTCGCTTCAATGTATTCGAAGAAGATTTGTAATTCCGCAAGTCTTCGTTTTTCTTTCTTGACGCCCAGGCTACTGTGATACTCGATTTCTTCGATTGGTTTTGCCTTGATGTCAAGCCAGTAAAGTGGTTCAAAGACATCTCCGTTCTCATCCAAAGACGGCTCTGCATCCTGGTTTCTGAAAATCATTTTGATATCGTAATCGATCAAGTTTTCGATTTTGATTTCCTTTTTTTCAATCTCAATGACGATTGACGTTTTTGGTACGTTAATTTTTGTAATCATATATGCTCCTTATGCAACTTTTTCTTGTTTTGTGACTTGAAGCCACTTTTTAGCTACGTCCCAGACTTCTCCAGGGACGTCCCTGTTGTATTTCCCTCTGAACTGGACAATCTGCCCTAGATTGACCTCAAGCGTATATAGCGGCATGTTAGGCTTGCTAGCCAGCCGGACAAAGACAATCATTGTCTTCCCTTTGAGATGTTTTTCAGTGTACGAGCTGACGCAATGATGCAGTTTCTTACCCTCATAAATCAACTCAGCAACTCGCGACGGCACATGAAAGGTGTAGCCTGCCAATGTCATATCAAAGGCATCTCGACGCTTAAATTCAGCTTCAAGCTGTTTCTCACGTTCTCTCTGAGCACGGTCTTGTTCTGCTCGTCGAAGCCTACGTTGCTCCTCTCGGAATTGATTATAGAGCTCAACGGTGTGCCGGTGCATGGCATCAAAGTCCTTTGGTACTATCATCGCGTCGCCTTCTGGGTCTATGCCCATTTCAGTAAGCATATTCAAGTAGTCTTTATACTCTCGGAAATCTATCCGGTTTTTAATAACCCAGTTTTGAAATTTATTGATCCCGACACCTGCTGGAATGTGCTTGATATCCTGGTAGTCCAAGTGTTTTTCTATACCTGGGATAAGCTTTCCATTTCGTTGGCCAATTCTACGAGCCAGTTCGAATTCACTGAAACTACGGTCCGAATTTTTGAAAAATTGCTTGTTTTTCTGTAGCCAGCGACGATTGAGAGTGCGCATATCAACCGTTTTTTTATACCCTAATCTCGTAAAAGCGTATGGAAACATTATTTCGTCGGCCAAACGATTTGCACCGATTTTCTGAGCAAATTCAATCTCATATCGATATTTGTACAGGCGTTCAATTTGATGGTAACCAATCCTGTCAAATTTGATGTATCTTAATTCAGAAATCGTCTTCAGCTGCTTGTTCCAATTGTTCGGATAAAATTTATTGCCAGTGTATGGACCAGATCCGTAGTAGTTTTCAATCAGGAATGGCAGGTACTGGTCATTATTCGCACAACCAATCTTGATGTGCTTGCCACCCTCGAACCGCTCCAGGTTTGTCATTTCAAAATTGATCGATTGCTTACCGTTGTCAAAACTGGAAGAGAACATGTATGACTGAATTTCAATCCTTTTAGCTGTGGCCAAGACAACCGAGAAAAAATATACCTTATCAAAGAAAGTCAGTTTTGATGCTTTTGTCAGTCTCTTTTCGACACAGTGCCCCAACTTCAAATCGCTGGCCACAATGGTTTCATGCTTATTGGACCATTTGTAAGTAGTTATCTGAGAATAGCACCAGTCCCAGAACGATTTGGGCGGTTTTAATCTTCGCTCTGCTTCACGTTTACATTGCTCTGGTTTCATGCTTCATCCAAAAAGTCAAAAATGCTCATTTGATTTTCGACTACACCTTTCGTGGATTTTTTGGGTTTATCTGGCTTGGTATCTTCAACTGGCCAGATACCCTGACGGGCTTTGGCTGTAGCTGATTTAGCAGGCTTAGTTTTTTTCTTGGAAACTGGCTCAACTGGTACTTGTCTAATATTCTCCAATTTGCTATTGGAAAGGAAATACTCTCGAACCCAACCGAACACGGTTTGATCATCAATGCAGGCAACACCATTCTGAGCAAATTCCTTAGCCTTTTTCTTAGCGTATTCCAAAGATGATTTGATTGTATAGCCATCCTTCAGGATACCTTGGAAAAGCTCATCGTCTTCCTGCTCGCACAGCCAATTATGGACATGGTCCTCTGATGGGCTGTGTTCCTTGTTCATTTCGTCCAGCATCTTTGCTAGTGCTTTTTCTTTTAATTCGTTCATAATTTAGTCCTAAAAAATAGGCCTGGTTGCGAGTGAAAGCTAATATAACACCAGGCCCAACGAAATTCTCACTGTCTATTCGTCCAAAATGACTGTGAGTTGACGCTTTCTAGTTCGCTTTTATCGTGGTTCACGGCACGTTATCTGTGTTCCCAGGTACAAAAGATTGTCAATTGTTTCTTCAGGTTGAAACCATTTCGGAAATTTAGGACAAATCTTTTTTCTGGGTATGTTTGCATTTTTTTATAAATATATTCAGACATATGATCAATTGGTTCTCCGCTGAACCATTTGATGCCGTTACTTTTGACCAATTCGAGCAACTCTCTAGCTTCACCAATTGTTCCAGCTACCAGAGAAAATTCAGCTATAGATTCTTCCTTCAACTGCTTTATTTTTTCAGCAAAATTTGTCATTTAAAGCGCCTTTCTAAAATATCCCCGCAATCAAATCATCCAGATTGATTACACGGTCCAGGGTTCGCTTACTGCGGCAGTAGTCACAATTCCCACAACCTTTCGGTTTGATTTCGCCTGCGATGATTCCAGCGACACGCTCGACATTGTTTTCAAAGAATTGCAGACCTTCGTCTAAACGGTATTGCGAAAGTGTGATAACTGCTTTGTCAGGCACGTCTTCCTTACTGACTGCGACAACAAATGGAACAAAATTTGGATAGCCCATTTGTCGCAACAATTCCTGATACAGCCCCAGTTGGACATCGTAGCGAAAACCTAAAATGTTAGCAGCAGCTCCAGGCATTTTCTTTCGTTCCACATCGGACCATTCAAGACCGCGGATGGTCTTCATGGTTTTTAGATCCACAAAATAACCTTCAGTCAAGTTGATACTATCCACCTTACCCTTGACCTTGATACCAAAGATTTCGCCTTCCAAAATCATTTCCTTGCGGACATCGTCGCCTGGGTTGCCGTGATAGAGAGGCAAGAAATCTTTGTCATCTTTCAGAGCATCAATCATGTTCTGGGCAACTTGGAACTCTTTCTTCAGCTCTCCCTTAGTCGCTCCACGGCTCGAAATCATCCTAGTTTTGTTGGCGTCAACAAAATTGGCGTGAGCTTCTTCGCTCTCGAAATAACTATGTACATAGTTGCCGACCAACAAAGCTGTATCATCTCGCTTGTCCGTCCACTCCTTATCATCAATGGCTTTAGCTTTCGCTTCGCAGTCCATGTAAGCCTTAAAGCGAGAATTCGAAAGCCATTGACGGTCTTGGTAATAATTTTCTTCAGTTAGTCTAGTCATTGATTTTCACCCATTCTCCTAATTTTTCAACAACTATCCCATGCTGTTCATACAAACCACCCTTACCACCGAATAACTTAGCAGTCGCTCCGTCTGGGAAAGTAATTCTGAAATCACCTTGCCATTTGACCACCTTCTTATTCAGCTTTATTTTGTCCTCTGACGCGTTTTTCTGTTCGGAGGTATATTTACCCTCTGACACATTTTCTTGTTGAATTTCGTCAGAATTTGGGCGATTTTGAGCATTTCCGCAAATAGCTCCATGTTGAGCTAGGAATTCCTGCTCCATTCGGTCCTGTTCTTCTTGCCATTTTCTTGCGTCATTGACAAGTTCTTCATGGACGGCTAGTGCAGATACCCCTGATTCGAGCATATCGGCATACTTCTTCGGGTTCAGACCTTTACTCTCTGCGATAGCAGTCATCTCTTCAATCCGTTTTGCCAGTTGTTGCTTGCGTCTAACTTCTTCACGGGTTCTATCTGCCAGAGCCTTGTCATCAGCAATTGCCTGTAAGATGTCAGCTAGGCTTGCTCCTTGTTCAAAATTACGTACGTAAGGAGCTGGGCCAAAGTCTGCTTTGGCAGCTGCTTCAGTAATTTTGATTAGTGCTGACTCATATTCTTCCTTCTTGGCCACCTCTTCCTCTACCAAGCTGGTAACCATATTGACTGTGGCTTTATTTGGGCGAATATTGTCAGCCATGAAGCATGTCTTCTTAGAAAACTCATCAAAATACTTGCTGAACAAACGGATGTCAATGTCTTTTCCTGTGCTTGCAATAACTTCCCGGAATAGTTCCTCAATGGTTTTGGCACGTTTAAGTCGTTCCTGTTCTTCAAACGCCTTCACACCTTCATCAATCGACTCGCCAATTTCGGCGATAGGTTCCAACAAGCCGTCCACCCAAGCCTTGACTTCGTCGATGGGCTTGTTGTAATCTGCCAATTTTTCTTTAACAGCTGACTTGACCTTCTTCTGCAGTTTGTTTAACTCAGCTCGGACCTTGGCATCGTCTTCAAACGTTTCTGCCGTGACGGTATAGTTCTTGTATTTTTCAACGTATCCAGTAAGTGCCTGCTCCAACAAATCCTTGCCCACGATAGTGATTTGGGCTGGTGTGAATTCGAAGTCAAAATCTAATACTGTCGCAGTCGGAACTGGTGCCATACTTTCCAGATTGTCAAATAGAGATAGTTCTTCAGACATTAGAACGGTTCCTCCTCATCTAAGATTTCGCCGGTTTCGGCATCAATGACCTGCTCGGTTGTTTCCATTTTGGAAATATCCACTCCCGCTTCTTCAACAGTTTCCGTTTCAGAAATAGTTGCATCTTCTGCAGGTTCTTCAGCAACAGTCTTGCCGGTCATCTTGTCCAGGATATCCTGCCCAGCTGATTGAACTGGCTCTGCTTCTTTGATTTGACGGTCGTTGTCATATTCTTCAGCAATTGTATTGTTAATTGCCCCAGCAAATAAATCGCTATCATCGCTAGTATTTACAAAGAATTTGGCTGCTCGATTGATAACTGTCCGCATAGCCATCTGGTCAGGGAAATCAATTTGGACATTTTTTGTCTTGGCTTTTGACCATGATTTATCAATCTGCTTCTTGGTCATGATGGTCAAAAATTTCTCCCCGTCCACACGTTCGATGATGCAATAAGCTCCAGCAATAGGATTATCAGCATTTTGCCATTCAGTCTTGTGGTTTACCAACACCTTGCGTCCATTTTCATTTTTGATTTCGACTTCATCACCTTCGTAAATAACCTCAGCAATAATATCCTTAACATCTTGCAATTGCTTAACGGTTTTCATTGTGCCAAAGTAGGACATTCTAAGTTGTACTTCTGATCCGTACTTGATAAAATAACATTGTTTTTTTGCAGGGCTAAGACCTTGCGTCACCATATCCAACAAAGCGTTGTAAACACTATCTTGGCTACATTGTTGGAGTAGATTGCCACTCGCTGAGTTTTTCAAAGCATAATAGGCAGAACTAAGGGCGTTACTAACACTGTAGTTAGGTGCAATTAATAACCCTTCGCCTTTCATCGCTTCAATCCGGTTAGCCACGTTCGATGTGACTTGCTTTTGTGTTAATTCAGTAGTTGTCATTATTTTCTCCTTGCTTTTCTTAATAACCTGTTTGGTTTCGCCATTCTTCTTGTAATTCTTTAACCATTTGAAGATGACTCATTTTCATGATTCGTCTTTTGTCTTGATAGCTACCATCCCAAACATTAGCAAGCATGTCATCTTGCAGCTGCTGCTTAAACTTTTTTAAATGTAGTCGCTTCTTCAATGTTTTCTCCCTTTTGTCTTTCTTAAGTTGAATTTCTCACGCTTTAAGCGTCTGTTTTCTCGTTTCAGGGCAAGTATCAAGTCCTGTTGTTCGTTGATAATCTCGCCCAGCTCTCGGCCCAGGTGGAAATAATCACACCTCAGCCGTCGGATTGTATCTAGTAATTCCTCTGTCATTATGCATCCCCTACATAAATCCATTGACCGCCACGAAACACCCATTCATCAGGATCGTGTACCTGTCTTGGTTCATCAGGTTGTAGATAATCACGGTCGTAATCAAACCATGAGTAAGTGTCTTCCATGCCGTACCTCCTACGCCACATACTTTCTACCTAGCTCTCTGACAAGGCGGATGTATCCTGCCTTATCAGCTAGACCTGTATCCAGTAGCTTTTCCTTCTCTCCTGCCGTGGCACGTTGCCAGACAAGATTTTCACGTTGTTGCCATTTCATCGCTGATTAGTCCTTAGCCAAAATATCAAGCAACCTCTCGATTGAGTCTTTGACGCCATCAGTATCTTTGACTGGTTCAGCTAGCTCTTGCCCGTCCAAGGTGATCAAGGTATATTCTGCCTGCACCTTGATTGGTTCAGCATCGAACAGCATTGCCATCGCCAAGTACTTCTCATGGTCCTCGCCGTAATAATATTCTTCTGGAATTTTCAAAGCATCTTCAACATCGCTCGACCAACCTGCCGAATATGCTAAAACGTGTTCGTTGTTTTTGTAACTAGATAGATAATCACCTTTTTTGTTTCTCAATACGATAAATGTGTTTGTTTGTTTCATGATTTTCCTCCTGTGGATAACTTCTGTAAATCCCTATTATATTATTTATATATAACGATTAGTTTGTTTTTAAGTTGGTTTGAGGCTTTAGCCTCTTATTGTTCATTAGTGGGCGATAGCCCCTAGATTATTATTAAGTTAGTTATTATTTTTATTTAGTTATTATTAGTGTCGGGTTTTTCAACTTTTGAAAAATACAACTTTGTAAAATTCAACTTTTGAAAAATACAACTTTGTAAAACCCGTAAGTTGTAAATTCACTCTGACGATTCACCTGTGGATAACTCATCATCAACCTTTTCTTTCCAGTACTCCCAATAGCTATCTGTGATAGGGATGTCGGAAACTAAGGGGTAGTTCTGAATTCCTCTTCCTCTCCCTAGACTTTTTCTGTAGATACGTATATAGCCGCTGTCTTTTAGTTCTTCAAAGGCATTTCTATGAGCTTCTCGACCGTTCTTTGAGCGTTTGGAAAGTTGATCGATGTACGGTCGCCAAGTATCTTTGTTCGACATCAGTACAAATAATAACCCTTTAGCTTGTAAACTGAGTTCGCTGTTTTGTGCAGGGTGATTATTTATTTTAGAGTAGTTTTCATGCGTGTTTCTGATGATGTACTGCATAAGCCATAACCATTCCTCCTAAACTCCAACAATCACAAGTTGAAGCGTGTTATCAATCGCTGTCATGTTCGTCATATTCCAAAATCCTTTCTACATCCTCAAGATGTTCAGTGTCGCCTGTCCGAAGAAATCGGTCGCACGATTGAGTTATAAGTTCTAATCTGACCATGTTATTCATCTCACAACCCTGCCTGTAACTTAGCGATTTTTAAATCTAAAGCCAGTTCATACATCGATTTCTCTTGATACATTTCAAAAGGGTTCCCAGTCAATGCAACAAGATTTTCAATCAAGTTGATACGTCCAATCCCATTACTAATTTGCATGTCTGCCCCACTTTCTAGCTGAACGAACCGGTGCATCATCAGCAAACTTGATTGGTTTCCAGTTTGCAAGAGACTGTTTAACACGGTTCTTCCAGGCTTGTCTATCTGCTTCAACTGCACGTTCACATGCCATAGCGATTTTGTAGTCGAGCAAAAGCTCCTGATCTCGTTTCTTCCGCTCTTTCTCAATCTTCTTCTGTTCCACAATGCCTACTGCCAAGATTGGCACTGCGAAAATTGATAATGATAATAACGCTTCTGTCATGCAGAAAACCTCTTTTCTATTTCAATATTTTTCAACATTTCTGCCAATGTTTCTTTCTTCGGTCTGTATCGATTGCGACTTTTCCACTTTACAAATAGACCGAATCCTTTGTAATCAATAAACACAATCTTATGAGTAGGGTTAAAAACGTATTGTCTAAAGTCCGGATGCTCACGCATTTCTGCCGCCCAAACTTTAGCCGTTGTAACAGTCAATCCTTCCCAGATTTGGCAAAGGTGTGCATAGTCACCAGCTTCTGCCTTTTCAGACTGTTTAGCCGGTCTATAGACTAATTCTGCTTTTGGCATAGCAATTCATCCCTTTCTGTGATATAATTTTCTTAGTTAATTTTATTGTGCCCCTGACCTCGTCATGGGGCTATTTTTATTAGCTTTTTGCTAATTCGTCCAGACTCACATCAAGAGCCTTGGCGATTTTTTTTACTGTTTCAAAATGCAAATCTTTAACCTTTCCGTCACGAAGTCGATAAAGCATTGCTGGATCAAGTCCTGCATTCAATGCTAGCCTATAAACCGAAAAATTTTTTTCAGCCAAAATTCGTTCGATATTTTTCCACAACATATTGTTTTACTCCTTACCAATATTTATATAATTAGTTTTATGCCTATATAGATTTATATACTACATATAGTGCGGAATTTTATTCACATACACTATATGTTGACAATCTTGCTTTTTTATACTATAATAAACCCATGACAATCAGGAAAATAAATCCAACTTTAACTACCAAATCTGGTGATTTTCTCCTGTGCGTCAAATATTATGGAAAGGAGAAAACGATATGAGCAACAACTTAGCAAAATCTGATATCCTAGCAGTACATAATATGATTGCTGAAGATACAAACCATAAGTTAATGATCCAGACAGCTGCTGGACAATACGTTGGTAAACTCTACAATCCCTCTAACGCAGAGCATTCTTTTGTATCAGCGATTTCTCAAAAAATAAATGATTTGAGACTTTCTGAATATGATGAAAAAAATCCAACAGCAATCTTTATGGTAGACGTTGAACTTCGGACCTCTTCAATTGCTGGTCCATTCAAACTGCCGTATGTTTGTTTATTTTTAGATCAAATCCTTGGTGTTTCAATTGGGAATTACGAACAGCCGATTGAAGAATAGCGTTTGAGTCTATTGACAAGTCTATCGATGCTCCGATAGACTTTTTCATTTGTCCGCTATACGGATAACGTTTCGGTCTCATGGTTTTTCCTTTCTATGTTTTTGAAAAAAACGTTCTCTTTAGTGAACGACATCTGTAAAAAAAATACCCAATTCATTTTTTGAGAATCCTAGTATGCTAGCAACTTTTGCAAGTTCGTCAGCATCAAACGGAACTATCCCATTCTCACGCTTTGCGTATCGCGCTCGGTCTTTCCAGCCCATTTGTTGTGCCATATAATCTTGCGTATAGCCTTTTGCAATTCTTTCTGCCTTAATACGCAGATAATTCAAAGCCATAACATTCTCCTTTCTGTCAGATTTCGTTCTCTCAAGTGAACAACCTTAGTTTACACCTTACGTTCTTTTTTGTCAACAAAAAAATCAAAAAAAGTATAAAAAGTTTTTTCGTGGTTTTTCTTGTGCTTTTTTGGGAACGGTGCTATAATTTACATAAGGAGTAAAAAAATGAGAACAAATGATGAAATTATCACATTAATTGATGAAATAAGAAGAGAAAAAGGAATGTCTATTAGCGAATTAGCAAGACAAGTTGGAATGGCAAAATCAGGCATTTCTAGATATTTTAATAAAACAAGAGGTTTCCCTTTAGATAGAGCAGATGATTTCGCCAAAGCATTAGGAACCACTTCTGAATTCTTGTTAGGTGTACAACCAATCTCCAAAGATAATAAAATTCTCGAGATTTACAACAAGCTCGAACCAACTAGACAAGAAAAAGTCCTCGACTATGCCGAGGTACAGTTGGAAGAACAGAATAAGGTTAGATCAATCTTTGAAGTTCGTGAGGATTCTGAAGATTACATTACTGACTATGTCGAAGGATTGGTTGCAGCAGGTCATGGCACATTCCAAGAGGACAATCTCCACATGGAAGTAAGACTTCGAGCAAGCAATGTCCCAGAAAAATACGATACAATCGCAAAAGTGGCCGGCGACTCCATGGAGCCAATGATAAAAGATAACGATTTACTCTTTATCAATGTGACAAGTAAGGTGGAAATCAACGACATCGGCATTTTTCAAATCAACGGTAAGAACTTTGTTAAGAAACTTAAACGTGACTATGACGGACGCTGGTACCTACAGAGCCTAAACAATAGCTATGAAGAAATCTACTTGAACGAAGACGACGATATCAGAACCATTGGTGAAGTGGTGGATATTTATAGAAATTGATATCAAATGGAGGAAATATATGGATATCAAAAGAATCATTAACTATATCTTAGCAAGCTGGAATAGAGTCGCTTGGTCATTATTTATTCTGGGTGTAATTCTTTCTTTTCTTATTCCTCCAATTGGTGGTTTATTCTTGCTCAGTGCCACCATCCTTTATTTTATTAAAATTAGAAAGCCCAAGCCCAAAAAGAATAGAGCAGCAGGGAAATTTTCTAATGATTATGATCACCACAATGCAAATAGTTTAGAAAATGACAAAGACTACAAAATAGAATTTTCTTCAAAAATTGTAAATTCAGACGGTGTGGCAATCGAAGACTACCCAAACGTTTCTAAATTTCGTGTTAATCCAAGTGGCGAACGTTACGATGATTCATACTATACAGGAACGCCATATAAACTTCGTGAACTACTTCTTTTAATTTGGTGGGGAAAAACAAAAAATCCTAGAAAACCGGATAGTAAACCGCCACGTTATTTCTATTACGACTATCATTTGGAAACTAAGAAAGTTACTGAAATGTTTATCAAAGATAGTGTTCTAACCAAAGATGATAAAGAAAGAATTGTATTAACTGAGTATGGTAAAGAACTTTATGATGAATTTGAAATACTCTGGGAAATGCACTCTTACAAAGGTTTTTTGGGCGAATTACCAAATTTAGATAAAGAATTTGCTGATTGGGATTACAACACATACAAGGCTAATAATAATTTACTTGAAATTGCTCACTTGAAAGAAATTATTAATTTTAATTCTAAAATGCAGAAACAGTACCCTGCTAGCAGCAAACAATACAAAGCGTACCAGCAAGATATTGAACGCGACATGGAACAAATTGATTTTCTCTTCAGAGAGCTTGATAAACTTACAGGTAAAAAATAAAAAAAAGCCCCACGCTCAAAGATTGGACCCAGAGAGCGTGAGGCAAAAGGTAAAGAAATCTTTTCAAAAGACATTATCTTTTGAAGTGTTTTCTTATACCCATTTTAACAGAAAATGAGGTAAAAAACAATGTGGGATGAGCAACTTCCAGACGGTAGATATAAATTTTTTGAACGATTCAAAGATCCATACACTGGAACTTGGAAAAGAGTAGCTACTATTTTAACAAGTAATTCGAGTAGGGCGCAAAAGCAAGCTCAAAAAATCCTTGAACAAAGGATTGCGGAAAAATTAGCTCAGCTCAAAACATCTGAAATGCTATTTACAGACCTTTTCGACCAATGGTGGACTTTCTACCAACAAGAAATCAAACGTACCTCTATCGCTTCTCTGAAGGGCAATATTAAAGAAATAAGAGAGAGTTTCGGCATTGGCGTCAAAGTAGTCAATATTGACCCAAAATACGTCCAAAATTACCTAGACAACCTGGATTGCTCCAGAAACAAGAAAGAGCGTAACAAATCCATGTTGAACCTTGCTTTTGATTATGCAGTCGATCTGGACATCATCAAGGAAAATCCATCAAGAAGGGCCAAACTGCCACGGATCAAAAAGACCTTGGAAGATTGGAAAAAGATTGAAGAAAAATATCTTGAGGAAGACGAAATAAAACCACTACTTGAAGAACTCTGTCGCAGACCTAGCACATACCGGATTGGGTTAGCCGGGGAATTTATGAGCTTGAACGGTTGTCGAATTGGAGAGTTAATCTGTATTGAGCCTGAAGACCGAAATTTTGAGACCAGGCAATTGGAACTCCATGGAACCTATGATCATACTGAAGGCTATCGCAATGGCGAGAAAACAACTCCAAAGACCGTCGCTTCATACCGCGAAACACTCATGACCAAGCGAGAAATGGAAATTATTCAAGAGTTTGAATTTATGAATGAGCTAGAAAAAAATACCAACCCACGATATAAAGATATGGGCTACATCTTTACAACCAAGAATGGTGTACCGATGCAAACTAACTCTTTCAACCTAGCCTTGAAGAATGCAAATCAGCGACTTGAAAAACCAATTCAGAAAAACCTAACCAGCCACATCTTCCGTCATACCCTTGTCAGCCGTCTAGCTGAGAATAATGTCCCTTTAAAAGCTATTATGGACCGTGTGGGGCATGCAGATGCCAAGACAACTATCCAAATTTATACCCATGTTACTAAGAAAATGAAATCAAATGTGGCAGATATCATGGAAAACTACTAA